CATCGGCAGCTACAACAGGTACAAAACTAATTTATGCGTTTGCTCACAATGCTGCTGGATTTGGTGAGATTGGTTCTGAAAACGCAGTAAGTTGTGGGTCATATACTGGGAACGGTAACGCAACTGGCACATCTGTAACACTAGGATATGAGCCTCAATTTTTGTTAATAAAAAGAACTGATGACTTGGCAGATTGGCATTTAATTGACAATATTAGGGGCTTTGTTGTTGGAGGTACGGATTCTGAGCTAAACCCTAACTCTGGCAATGCAGAATCAACGGGTACGTTTGTAACCCCAACAGCAACAGGATTCCAGTTAAATACAACTGACGCTGGTTATAACGCAAACGGTGGTAATTATGTCTATATAGCGATACGTCGAGGCTTGATGAGAGAGCCTACAACGGGTACATCTGTATTAGGCATAACTGCAAGAAGCGGAACAGGAGCTAACGCTACCGTTTCTGGTGGCAATGTTGCCGACTTTGCGATTATCAAAAACAGAGGTTCGGCTGTTGCTTGGCTTCAAACGCAGCGATTGACTAGCACAAACTATCTTGTATCAAATACGACTGCTGCTCAGGTAGCCGCTGGCGTAACTATCTTGCAAGCTAGCCCTTGGGACGTTATGAATGGTGTCAAGGTTGGCACTACATCAACAATTACAAATGCGTCTGCGAATACATATATCAATTATCTGTTTAGTCGTGCTGCTGGCTTCTTTGATGTGGTTTGCTATACCGGAACTGGTGCAAATAGAACCGTATCCCATAATTTGGGTGTTGTTCCAGAGTTGATGATTGTCAAGTGCCGAAGTGCAGTGAACGATTGGGCTGTTTACGCGAACAATGACAATACAGATTATTTGTTGCTGAACTCTAATGCTGCAACTGCTGACGATGCTACGTTTTGGAACGACACCAGCCCAACATCTAGCGTCTTTACAGTTGGCACAAATGCAGATGTAAATACGAATACAGCGACTTACGTTGCGTATTTGTTCGCATCAGTAACAGGTGTATCTAAGGTAGGCACATATACTGGCACAGGAACAACAAATCAGATCAACTGCGGCTTTACTAGCGGTGCAAGATTTGTAATGATTAAGCGGCTTTCTGGTTCAACTGGCGATTGGTACGTTTACGATACAGCTCGAGGCATTATTGCTGGAAACGATCCGTTCATGCTTATCAATACAACAGCGGCAGACGTTACAAATACTGACTACATTGACGCTTTTTCGTCTGGTTTCGAGTTAAGCAGTACAGCACCAGCGGCGATTAACGCAAATGGCGCAACATTTATCTTCTTAGCGATTGCATAGAGGTAATCATGGAAATTAGGATTAGAGAAACAGGGCAAGTAGTTACCGAAGCAGATTTTAGGTCGCTTCATCGGAATACTAGCTTCCCTATGCAATTGAATGAGCAGCTACTAAACGAATTTGGAGCCGATCCAGTATTGAATAGCCCTGAGCCACAGGCTACTCGGTATCAGAGCGTCATTAGAGATGGTGTTCAAGAAATTAACGGCAAGTGGTTTACCAAGTTTTCCGTTATGGATATGGACGCACAGGCTATTGCTGAAGTTGATGCCAATCAAGCTGAAGCCGTAAGAAATGAGCGTAATCGTCGATTGTCAGAGACAGATTGGCGTTTCCGTAGTGATATGTCACCATCTCAGGCATGGATAGATTATTGCCAAGCCTTGAGAGATATTCCTTTGCAGCAGGGGTTCCCTTGGGAAGTTAACTGGGCAGTGGAGCCGTAAATGCTAGGGATATTGCCATTATCGTCTGCGCCGTTATCTGAAAGCAATATTGCCTCGTTGGTAGTTGCCTCGGCAGCAATAACTGGCAATGCTGTTGTAACGTCGGGTAGTACGGTCTATAAGTATGGTTCTGGCTCGATTAACAGTCTTGCTACGGTAACGGCTAACGGTGGCTATGGTGTATTGGCAAGCGCAAGCATCTTAGGTAGGTCTTTAGTTACCGCTGCGGCAAACAATGACGTTAGTGCGAGTGCGTCGGTTACTGCTAAAGCTGAAGTCGTTGCATTTGGCGGTATTCAGCGGCTTAGTGGAACAATATCTGTTTTAGGTCGTGCTGTCGTAACGACAAAAGGCATGATTTACGGTGAAGAATGGACGAAAGTCTCTCCGGTGGGTGATACATGGCTACGACAAGAATAAATTTCGGGGAATGGACACCAGACCAGCCTAGTATCATGGGCGGGGTAACTGATGCAAAGAATTGCTATCCGGTAATGAATGGGTATGCTCCTGTTAGGGATGCAGCCGATTATTCCTCTAACGCTGGTCAGTCATTGCTATTGGCTTTTGCTGGCAAGTACGCTAGTACAAATAACCTGTTTGCGGCTGGTGCTACTCAGGTCTTTAAGTTTGACCCTACTGATACGACACTCGACCCGCTGACAACTTCTGGTTATTCGCCCATTGAATCGTGGGATATTACCCAGTTCGGTTCGAAGATAATCATGGCTAATGGTCTAACGAAATTGCAGTCGTTTGACATTAGTGGCGGGGCATACGTCTATGGTCTTGATGATGCTGGACTAACTGGCTCGATCGCTGGCACAACCCTAACGGTTACTAACGTCAGTTACGGCACGATTGTCGTAGGGCAGACATTAAGCGGAACTGGCGTTACTGGTGGCACGACGATTACAGGCTACGGCACAGGCACAGGTGGCAATGGCACTTATTCCGTAAGCTCAAGCCAGACGGTATCTAGCACTAACATTACTGCAACTGGCAATGCTCCACCAGCTAAGTATGTGACGGTTGTGCGTGATTTCGTAGTAGCTGCTTACATTGCTGGCGAGGAGTCTAAGGTATTCTGGTCTGACATTAACAACGAGGTTAATTGGGTTCCTAGCCTGTTTAGTCAGTCTGATTCCCAGTATTTGCCTGATGGTGGAAATATTACAGGTCTTGCAGGTGGTGAATACGGTCTGATCTTCTTAGAAAGAGCGATCTACCGGATGACTTATTCGGGGAGTCCGTTTTTCTTCCAGTTCGATGCTATTTCGAGGACATTGGGCGGCATTTCCTCTGGGTCGATTATTCAGTTTGGTGGTTTGACTTACTTCCTATCTGACGATGGCTTTTATGCTTGCGATGGTCAGAATGTCATTCCTATTGGTGCTGAAAAGGTAAATCGTTGGTTTTTTGATAATGCTGTTTTGACCAATATTGCCAACACAATGTCATCGACGGTTGATCCGATCAAGGGTCTTGTCTTTTGGTGCTTCCCGGCTAAAGAGGGTGGTAGCTTGATGTTGATTTATAACATCCAGCTAAAGAAATGGTCTTACGCATCAACGGACATAACGTCGATTTCGTACATTTTGACTCCTTCATCAACATTGGAGCAGGTTGATAATTACGATAACAATCTGGATACGCTGGATATTCCGCTAGATTCTCCTGTTTGGGCTGGCGGTTTGCAATTATTCGCAGGTGTTCGAGCGCAGAAAATCATTGTGTTTGATGGCGCGGTAATGCCAGCAACAGTGTCTAGCGGTGACGTTGATATTGGGCAAAGTATGATAACGATGGCACGACCTTACGTTGATAATTCAACGGGATTAGTAGCTATTGCCTCTCGACAAGCCTTATCTGAGCCTCCTCAGTTCACAAGTTACACTACTGCTAACGGTGATGGTCGTGTTCCATTGAGGTCTAACGGAAGGTTCCACAGGCTATCGGTTAAGACTAATGCTGGAGATACTAGCTGGAGTACGATTGTCGGCGTAGAGGTTGATGTGCAAAAGGCTGGTGCGAGATGACGAAATTTCGGACATTACCGCCATTTGGGGGAGATGAACGAGCCGTTGCCGAGGTAGTTCGCGGCATTATGGACGGCAAGACCAATAATTCGGGTAGTCTGACACTAGCGACAGGAAATGCGGTCACAACGACCCTTTACGACGAGCGTATAGGCTACGACAGTCTTATTTTCTTTGTCCCTACATCTGATGCTGCTGAGGCTGATTCGGCTCCTTACGGGGCGTTTCAGGACTCCACAGACCAAACGGCTGCAAACACGACTACAGCCTATGAAGTTAACTTTAATACAACAGATTATTCTAATGGAGTTTACATTTCCAATAGTTCTAGGCTTAACGTCAGGAATTATGGAATTTACAACATCCAGTTTTCTTTCCAATTTAAGAATACGTCAAATGATGGTCAAGACGTAGATATTTGGTTCCGCAAGAATGGAACCGACGTAGCTGGTTCTAATAGTAAGTTTTATTTGCCAGCGAGAAAGAATACGAGTGACCCAAGCCACTTGATTGCCGCGATGAACTATGTCTTAGAGATGAGCGCTAATGACTATGTTCAGGTAATGTGGAGGGTAAGTAATACTGGCGTTTCTTTGGAGCAGTACCCAACTGATACGAACCCAACTAGACCGGCAACACCATCGACTATTATTACAATGTCTTA